AAGGGGGCTGAAATATGGCACGTCTAACTATTGAGCAGGTCAAAGCTCCAGATTTCAGCGCCGCTTCTGATATTCTGGCTGCTTCTGGTCGCTCGTTTAACGCAGGTATGGACTCTGCTTCCAGCCTGCTTGAGAAGTATCAAGCTGGTCAGACATCTAAGGATGACGCTGCGATTGCTGCTGAACTGGCAAAGATCTCATCAGAAGAAGAGTTCAACGCATACATCGAGAAGAACCCGTTTGCGGGTCGTAATGCTTCAGATGATATGATCTCTACTGTTCTGGGTACACGCAAAGACACACTGGGCTACGCTCAGGATCGTGCTGTCACAGAGGGTCAATACGCGACCACTGACAACACTCGTGCAAGTGCTGCTGGTACTCGCTCTCGTACAGCTATTGGTCAGGCTCAAGAAGGCCGTGACGTCTACAACTTCAACGACACCAACAAGACTAATGCTCAACTTCGTCAAGCTGGTCCATTGGCTGTTGCTGCTTACACTGAGGGTCAGCGTAACGGTAACGAAGGTGGGGGTGGAGCTGCTCCTTCTAGCAGTATGCGTGATATGTTGGCTAAGACTGTTTACGCAGAAGCTGGGAACCAAGGTTTTGATGGCATGATGGCCACCGGTGCTGTCATCCGTAACCGTGCTGATACAGGCAAATTCGGTGATGGCATCGAAGGTGTTATCATGAAGCCGGGTCAGTTCTCTGCTTGGAACTCTGTCACTGGCTACGCTGGTGGTGAACAGGGTCAGGACATGACCAATATGGTTGTTCCTGAAGAAGCATACCGTGTCGCTGATGCTCTAATTGCTGGGGATTATAAAGACCCCACCAACGGTGCAACCCACTACTACAACAAGTCGATTTCCCAACCTAAGTGGGGGAACCAAGGTAACTGGACACAGATCGGGGATCACAGCTTCGGCAACCCTGATGGTGTACGGGCTTCTGCATCTGGTCCTGTTGTTGGTAGTAACCGTCCGGGTCCAGTCACACAGAACCCTAATGCCAATGTCGGGCCACAAGGTCAGGCTTTTCAGGAGGCACTAGCAAGTGGTCAGTTTGACAACCTAGACCCTACACAACTGTTTGCTCTCTTGGCTCAAGCTGAGAGGGGTCAAGCTGCTGGTCAAACTGCTATTGATGGTGCCAACGATGAGGCTGATGCAGAGTACCAAGCTCAGGTTCTTCTGGATCTCCAAAACTCGGTTGATGTCTTGACTCCTCGTGATGCTCGTATTGCGACCCAAGATGTTGAAGGTCGTGACGCTGCTGAGACACTTGCTCTACGTCAAGCTGCTACGGATAGCTTTGGTGAGGGTGGTGCAGGTGCTGCTCGTGTTGCAGACATCACAGGTATCTCTGATGCTGACCGTTCGACTGCTGAACTGGCAATCGCTGATAGCCTTGAGGCTCAACGTCGTGATCCGACTGTTCAAGCATTTGAGGGTAGTCGGTCTTTTGAGTCTGCTCCTGCTGAGAGCCTGCGTAGTGCTCTTCAGGGTCTGGATGCTGATGCAACTATCCCTCCTGATATTGAGGGTAAGATTGATCGTTTGGCTAAGAAGATGGATGTATCTCCGGGTGAAGCTGCATATGCGTATGCGAAGGGTGCTGAGACTGCTTGGAACAACGCACCTCTCGTTGGTGCAGATGGTATCCTATCCTTCATGGGTGATGGTCTGAACCAAGCCGGTGCAGAGGATTACATCGAGACCTACTTCAAAGGTGACAAGTCTGCTCAGACACGTACTCGTCTGGCTGATGATACGGTCAAGTCCCGTGAACTGGAGCGTCTGGTTACTTCTGTTGATACTGCTCAGAAAATTGTTAATCGCAATATCGAGCGTTTTGGTGAAGCTACTCCAACTCAACTGCGTGATTTGGAACGTAAACAAGCTGCATTGGCTCAAGCTAACGACTAGGCTTATGGACAGGACATCTCTTTTCTGAGAGATACGGGGGAAGTTCCAACATAGGATTTCCCCCGACATGGCCGATTACAAACCAGTATTTGATGAAGTCGCTGCTCAACGTCTTGCTGTCGCCAGTCGTGAGGGCAACGCTGAAGGCAATACTGAGTTTGCACAGGACATGCGTACCGCTTCACGCGGTGAGCTAATCAACAAGTATGGTCAGGAAGTTGCTGATCAACGTGAGAACTACACTGCCGCTCGTAAGGATATGATCCGTGCAAGTGAGTCAACTCGTGATGTTGGTCAGATCCTAGGAGACACAGCTCTAGGTGGTACTCAAGCATTTGTTGGTATGGTCGGTGGTGCAGAAGCTACGCTTCTCCGTCTGGGTGAAATGCTGGGTGAGAAGGTCGCTCCCGGTTATGCAAACCAAGAGTCTCTCTCCACAGGTGTTGCTGAGACCACAAATGCTGTCACATCCTACATCGACAGTCTGAAGTCACAAGAACTTCAGGACCGTAATAAGATTTCTCAGATCGGTGCTGCACTGGATGCTGATGATAGTGCAGCTCGTGCTGCGGTTGCAGACGTTAAGTCTCAAGCCAAATACGATGCTGACATTGCAAGCGGTGCATCTGAGACACTTGCTGACTGGTCCAAGCTAGGCCGTGATTTCATGAATGGCACTTCTCGTGTCATCACAGACACAGGGTCTGCCATTGATCGTGTCCTCAGTGATGGTGCTGTCGCAGGTGACGTCATTGCTCAGGGACTTGGTTCATTGGGTCCATCGGCTAAACTGGCTCAGGGTGGTATCAAAGTCGCTGAAGCTCTGATGGGTAAAGTCACATCCCATGCGGGTGCTGCCAAGCTGGCTACCGTCCTTGGTTCATCTGGTGGTATCGGTGCTGCTGAAGCATCCGGTGTCTACATGGATACTGTAAACACAGTCATGGGCCGTACCCATAAGGAGATGCTGTCATCTGCTCCATATAATGCTTTGATCGCTGATGGTGTTGATCCAGAGGTTGCTAAATCTCAGGTGGCTGCTTCTACAGGTATGCTTGCTGCATCACGTCAGTTTCCTGCTGCTGCTACCTTCGGTATCATCGCTGCCAAGTTTAACGCTTCACCTCTCACAGCTTTCAAAGGTCAGTCCTTTGTTGGTGGTTTGAAAGAGGTTGGTGCTCAGGCTTTGGAAGAAGGTCTCCAAGGTGGCTCTGGTCAGCTGAACCAGAACCGAGCAATCCGTGACAATGTGGACTCTACACAGTCCATTGTTGATGGTGTTGGTGAGCAAGTCGGTGTCGGTGCTATTGCAGGTGCTGGTATGGCTGGGATCATCGGTGCTCCACAGATGGGTCGTGAAGCAATCGTTGAAGGTGCCACACTGGCTGGTGATGGTATCAAAGCTGCTGCTGGTACATCTACTGCCCAAGACATCATGGATGGTCTGCTACGTCGTGCTGCTGACGTCACAGATGGTGTGAACAATACAGCTGGTAAGACTGCTGATTTCTTCAAGCCTGCAACTGATGCTGCTCGTCCCTTTGTTGAGGCTACTGCTAACAAGGTGAATGAGAAGTTCGTCAAACCCGGTATGGAGGCTGCATCCGAGTATATGAGCAAGTCTGACAAGTCTGGTCAGGCTAAAGCCATTGGTGCAACTCTCGCTGCTCAAGGTCTGGCAGAACAGGTGATGAAGAACGCACCTAGCGGTTCAGCTGTCACAGACGGTCTGACTGAGATTGCTACGCCTCCAGCAACACCTAACACCGTGCCTGCTTCCTTCTCTGGTTCAGTCCAAGAGGGTGGGTCCGTCATCCAGAATGTCTCAGGTATCTTGGCTTCGGTCAAAGAGAAGGCCGTTAATATCAAGGACATAACTGATGAAGATCTCGTTTTTGCTGGCGCTCAGTTTGATGCTCTGGCTGCTAATGTGGATAAACTCCCAAAGGTAGTTCAGACACAGGTTCAGAATATCCTCAAAGCTGAGGATGTTGCTAAGATCCGTGAACGGGTTGCAAATATCGACCTGAACCAAAGCCAGACAATCGACATGGAGATCACACCTAACGTGGTCTCTACAACTGTGGCTGTGGCAAAGGCCAACCCTAAGAACGTCAATCCTGGGGTGATCGGTCGTATTCTGGAACAGAACACAGGTGACATCACTCCTGAGCAAGTCACTGTCCTGAAGGCTGCTGCTGAAGTTGCACAGGCTGTAAATGATCATGACACAGGCATCGTTGAGATGTCTAAGAGCCGTCGTGCTGAACTGAGTGAGAAGCCTGACTACGTTAAGAACCCCAAGAAGTTGCCTCCGATCTCTGCTGTGTCTCGCAGCCTGAAGATTAAAGACGCCAATGGTATGAAGTCACTCACTGAGATGACCAACCAGATCATGTCTGGTGCTGAGACAGGTACTGTTGAGGTCACTGATAATGACGTCACAGTTTCCATCCCTACCAGTGATGTAGCCAATCAGCTGTCGATGCTCACAGAGCACATGACCAACAAGGTTGAGGCTTTGAACCTCTCGTATGAGGGTCGTGAAGAAGGTCAGAGCAAAGGCTCACCTCAGAGCTTCCGCTCAATCTATAAGGGTAAGCGTATGGCTGATCCGGGGACAGCTGGTAACGCTGCTCCTGTCACATTCCAGTCGTCCACACAGACTGCTCGTAACTTCACAGAGACTCTGGTGAATGACGCTATCGCTACGGTCAAAGTGTACAATGCGATGGCTAAAGCCTTTCCAGACATGTTCCCTGATGGTGTCCGTGAACTGCCTACGTTCCGTGGGACAGTAGATGGGTCTAGTGTGACAAAAACTGAGGTTTCTGAGACACAAGAAGTTTTGAGTGACACGGATACCGTACAAGCTATCGAACAAGTCACATCTGAAACTACAGATATGAATACCGATGAGACTCCTGTTGAGGCGAGCACAACGGCTGTCGATGAAACCGAGGCAGCGGCTTCGTCGCAAGACGAAGGCGTTGCTGAGGTTGAAGAGACAAGCAAGCCAGAGTCACAGGCTGAAACTACTCCGGTTGAAACTCCAGAGGTCCAAGACAACCAGAAGGCTGAACCAAAGAAGGCTGACAATGTTCTGAAGGACAAAGCCTACTATGAGGCTCTGGCTGATGAAGATCTGCTGACTGACATCAACGAGTCCAAGACTGACTACCAAGTTCAAGAGATGTCTCCTGAAGCCCTAGAGGTGATGAATACTGCTCTCGATCCAGTGCTGGAAGCTCTGGGTCTAAAGGGCGTTGTACGTCGTCTTGCTTGGCTCACATCTGAGAACAAGAACATGCTGGGTCGTGTATTGTTTGGACACCGTGTCCTAGCAGTCCGTGGGTCTGTTGGTCAGAGCATTAAAAATGGTGTGGTCCCACAGGGTCTGCACGTCCTCTACCATGAGCTTGGTCACATCGTGGATGCTAAGGCGTCTATCCGTGAGGGTTCTACTAAGTCTATGACCGAAAGCTCACTGGGTGTGAGTGGGTCTGTCCACAAAGAGATCCAAGCTGTTATGGCTAACGATCCTGAGTGGAAGGCATTTTTCCAATACGCCATGGGTAAGAAAGAGAAGAGTGAACTGCGTTCAGAAGTGTTCGCAGAACTGTTCTCGATCTACGTGATGAACCCTGATCTGGCACAACAACTGTTCCCGAAAGGAACTCTCTATGTCGAAAGCGTCATCAAAGAAGCAGGTGGAGACCTCACAGGTATTAACGCCATCCGAAGCAAAACATCCGTTTCCGAAGGAAGTACCGCAGTCACTGAGCAAACCAGTGATGTACCCACGGTAACTCCTCTGAAGGATAGTATCTGGACCCATCTGATTGATGTGTTCTCAGGCATCTTCCTACCACGTAAAGAAGAGCTGCCATACTACGATGCAACCAGCTTGCTGGATCACATGGTGGATATGGAGAAGACCTCAGACACATATCGCATCTTTGCGAATATGGTGATCCCTCATGTTCGTGAGAAGATGAGTGAGCGTCTGAATACCTTCCGGCTGAAAGAGAAGCATGACAAGATGACTCTCAAGGAGGCTGTTCTCTCTGGTGTGGAGAAGCATGAAGAGCTGGCCGGATACCTTGAGCACAAGTCTCTGCTGTTTGTGGACAAGAACACAGGTGAGTACGACACTCGTCTGCTGGATCTCGCTACACTGGCTGTGGTCGATTGGCTATCATCTGTTCGTGCAGGCAACCCTGACCAACTGATTGAGACTATTGAGGAAATGAACCTCAACATGTCTGATCTGACAACTCAACAGATCTTCGATCTGATGTATGGTGTTCGTCCACGTCAGGCTACTGAGGCTATTACTCGTCAGGTTCTGAAACTGTGGAACATGCGTACTGACAAAAACGCACAGATGGTAGACTCACAGGGTGCTGTGGAAAGTCTGGTCAAAGAGATCATCACTACACTGGATGGTGTCACTTTTGGTTCAGGTAAAAAGGCTGCTGTGTTCCTTGAAATCAGTCAGGTTCCTGTCGTCAATGACTCGGATCGTACAACTGACACGGCCACAACTTTCAACGTCTTTGGTATGCTGGAAACTCAGAAAGAGCTTGGTCCCTTTGATCAATCTCCAACCGAGAAATTCATGAACCCTGAGAGTGCTATTGGTGCATCCATCGGTGACATGATCACGGCTGTGGATAAGACCCAATCTCGTGGCAACACGAAGCTGTCCAAATTGGAACAGGAAGCTCTGAAGAACATTCAGGACATCCCTCACCGTATCGCTGCCCAGCACAAAACAGGTCGAAGCGTCACAGCTGCTGTGAAGGCTTTCGATAATGCTTTGTTCTTCCAGATGTTGGGACACGAAGTCATTGGTGATCTAGCTAAAGATCACCCACTTCGTGCGTCTATCATGGGCAAAAACCTCTCTATCGAGCGTGACTTCGAAGAAGCAATGATGGTCGTGAATGGTATTGAAGCCTTCTCCGATAATGATGCTCCTGTGTTCTACCCAGCTGGTATCTCCAAAGTTGGTCGTCACCAGATGAAAGGGATCAACCCTCAGAACAACAAGATCCTTCGTGCTCTGGTTACACCTACACACACGACTTTAGACATGACGTCCAAGTTTGGTAAGGATGTCTTCTGGCTTACAGTGGGTCAGTCTTCAGGTCTCCATAAGGTTGAGAACGAAAACCACGTACAGCTTCTGGCTGAAGTGCAGCAAAACTTCCAAGAGAAGTTTGGCGATGCTTTGGATGTGGCCATGGATTTCATGGAAACTGGAACCATGGATAGTCAGGCTATGCTGGAGGCAATGCAGAAAGCTGGTGCTTCTGACATGGCTCAGTTCAATGCTGTGATCGCAGTGGCTCAACTCAAGTATGCTGAGAGCCAAGGTACACAGAAAGCTGTGGAGTTCTCTCTGAGCTTTGAGCTTGATGGTAAGACTGACGGTCCCGGCAACCTGATGAACAACCACGGTCAAGGTGAGCTGTCCGAATTGGACTACCTCAACATGCAGCGTGTTGGTCACTTCCTCGGTATGAAAGACATGACTCTGAACCGCTTCTTTGGCGATGAAGGCAATGTTGACCTCTACGAAGCCAACTCAGAGGAGTCCCAGCGAGCACTGGAGGAGATGGTCAAGAATGAACCAAACCCTGCAAAGCGTGAACAGATCCGTGCTCTGCTGCGTTTCTCTGCTCGCTTTGGTGAACTCAAAGTGGATCCCAAAACAGGTGACATCACTCTGACTCGTTCGACTTCTAAAGGCCCAGTGACGCAGACCGTTTACGGTGCTGCTGCTAAGGGTGTGTCTGCGACTATCGCTGATGCAATGCTGATGGAGTTCTACCGTAAGATGACTACGATCCCTGCCGGAACCACGGTTGAGGATCACCTGCAATACGCAGAGCTGAAGGATGACTTCAGTCAGATCTTCGGTAAGAAACTGTCTTACTTCGGGGACTTCAAAACCAAGTTCATCGAAAAGGAAAAATCAGACGAGTTCCGTGCCTTGGTTCAAGGGACTATCGGTCAGGTTCTGTCCGATACAACTAAAGCAGTGATCGGTGATCAGATCAGTCTCGTGAACGAAACCATCGTCATGATGACTAGTGTTCAGTCTGTCTACACTCAGATGATGTACGACAAGCTGATGGCTGAACGTCTGGAAGAGCTGGCTGTTCTGGGTATCGTTGAGCGTAACAAGAAGGGCGTTCCTATTGAGCGTCAGATGTCTCGTGATGAGCGTAACAAGATCATCGAGAAGCTGACACCTCTGACACCCATCTACCAGAAGCATGGTCAGACACTCACTGTAGGCTCATTCAGCCCACAGGCTCGCACTGTGAACATGTCTTCAACCCATGACAGCAAGATGCGTTATGCGTCCTCTCTGGTCATGCCTGAAGAGTCTGGTGTGAAGGCTCTGCCATATCTGACCATCTCTACTGATGGTATGATGATGAACCGGATCTTCACTGGTCCAACAGCTGTACGTGATGTCATCCCTGTCTTTGACGGTGTGGACATGGCAATGGACAAGATCTTCGATAATGCTGGTGTGATCAACGCAGCTGTTCAGGCGAACTGGGATCAGGATACTCTGTCTCCAGTTGTGAACAACTTCGCTCAGTTCATGGGTCTGGCTGACGCTGATATGTTGGCTGAAGCCTTTGCACAGGTGAAGGGTGAGAAGAAGAAGACCATCGTTCGTGCCAATACAGCTGCACAGCTGATGTCTGAGATCACTCGTATGCGTGACAGCAACAATGCCCGTAAGGCAGTGTTCAAGCGTATCGCTCGTTCAGTCGATCACATGGGTGGTTCGTCTACATCTCACCAGTCCGGTGGTCGTGAGGCTACTCTGGAAGAAATTAACAAGATGATCCGTGATGAGATGAACGGGGTTGCTCCTGCTCAGGATCTGATGATCACGAATGAGATCGACCCTACCGATGGTATAGAGGATGCTGAGATCATCTCTGAGGAGAGTGCATCTGAAGTAGCTGCTTCGCAGGAGAAGACATACGTTCCTACGATCACTGTCACCTCTGCTCGTGACATGGCAACTGCCCTGATCAAGTCTACAAAGAACGCTTCTCTGAAGGCTTCGATCAAAGCAATCCTGCCTATGCTCCCTGCTGATCTAAAGATCGTCCGGGGTGATACAACTGCTGATCTGAACGCACATCGTGGTCCAGACATGGATGCTCTGCCAGAAGGTGAGGGTCTGTACGACATCAACACGAACACGATCTACCTGCTGAATGATACGCATGAGACACTGGCTCACGAACTGATCCACGCTGCCACATTCGCTGAAGTGCTGTCCCACTACGAGGGCAACACCAATGCTGCTGTGGAACGTCTTGAAGCTCTGATGACAGAGTTCATGGCTACTGACTTCCTTGGTTCAAAGGCTGCTGTGCGTGACGCTGCCAATAAGGCCATGGCTTCGATCATCCAGTATCAGACCGACACTACTCCACTGAACCAAGCAAGTGCTCTGAATGAGTTCATGGCTTGGGCATTGAGCAATGAAGCTCTGATGAAGGATCTGAAGACACGGGAAACTGGTGTCATCGCTCGCATGAGCAAGCTGGCCAAAGCTCTGATGCAACGCATTATGGGCAAGGTCTCTAAAGACATGTGGTCGAACATCCTGTTCAACACCAAGATCCTGAATGAACCACCTCTGGGTAGTAACGACAACACAGGCAATGGTGGGAATGATGGTAACGGCAACGGTGACAATGGTGATGGGGGCGTAACTCCTGTTGGTAAAAAGGCTACCAACTTTTGGATCGACCTGATCAAACAGCGTATCGCTGAGAGCAAGGATCCAAGCTACCCAGCTGGCGGACGTCAGAAACTTCTGAACAACCGGGACAATGCGTTCCAGTCTGCTGAGTCCCTGATCCAAGGTGGGTTCGCTATGAGCGACTACCAGCGTCGTACCTACACTGCTATTCACGCAGTGATGGCTATGGAACTACGTCTTAACACAAACTCCATGATCGCCATGGGTAAGGTCTTTGATCACGTCACGACAAACTTGACACCTGCTATGTTTGGCGGCACCAATGCTGACCAGAAATATGCAGCGGTCATGGACCTGTTTGGAGCAACTAAGAATGAAGAAGGTATCTCTGATAGTATTGCTGTGCTTCTGGCTCTCTCGCAAACCAATGCAGATTTCCGTAGTGCAGTGGATCAACTCCCTGAGTATGCGAGCAACGGAACTGTCAACACTGAGTCGTTCAATGACATCCTGGGGTCTGCTGCTTCCGTACTGATGCAGAAGGCAGTCTCTACCATCGAGCTTGAGGGTCGTAAGACTTCCGAGATCATGGATGCTTTGGCTCTGACGATCCTACGCAATGACGGTGAGAATGAGTTTAGCCTGCTGACTGGGCTGGCTAACAACGTCACCAAAGCAGACACATACCTCAAAGGTGCTGTGAGTGCTTTGGCTGGGTTCACTGAGAAGAAGAACGCAGAGATGCAGAAGACTCAGCGTACCAAGCTGACAAAGATGCTGCTCAACTCAGTCGCTCTAGCAACTGGTTTCCTAGAGACAGATCGTGCTGCTATCTTGGCTCAGGGTACATCGAACATCATGCACATGGGCAACAACGTAGGCTCAACCGTGACGATCCGTGAGATGTTCGCTGAGATGGTTGGAACCAACAAGTACAGCGTCAACGTGGTTGCGATGCTGGACAGTGTGAACGGTGCTATCGCTTCGATGCGTCAGACGTACCGTGAGGAACTGCCAGTCATTCTGCAAAATGTGTTCTCCACTCCTCCTACAAAGGAACAGTGGAAGATCACTCACAGTGTGTTGGGCAAGGGTGACTTCCAAGCTCTGTTCGATCTAGGCAATCCTGATGCTGCTTTCCGTCTCATCAAGGATGAAGCCTACCTGAACCAGAAGTTGAGTGAAGCTGAAGCGACTATCCGTGCCACCTTCTCTAAGAAGGCTGCGGACAACATCATGGAGAAGGGTTTCCAGCTGGCCAATAAGATGGCTGGCAATGGTGATGGTCATATGCTCATCAAGAACGCTTATGCAATCAACCGTCTGGCAGGTGACTTCCAAGCGGATGCAACAGCTGACATTGATCGTCTGGTTTCTCTCATGGCTCTGCGTAACCAGACAGCTGCTGATCGTGCAGAAGCTGCTGCTATGTATGACCGTGACCCAGAGGCAATGACCAACCTAGCCGTGTATCTGCAAGCTCTGAACAAAGAGGAAGATCTGAAGACGATCTCCCCTACTGCTCGGATGAATGGGTACAAAGGTTTCCTGCCAGATCACGGTAAGACCAATGTTCGTATCGAGACTGATCTGACAACTGAGGAAGGTAAGCGCAAAACCAAAGGGTGGATCCTCGTTGGTACAGCTTCGGGTATCCCCGGTAAGGCTGAGCAAAGCTACTACGTGTCCAATGTGAAGCGTGCTGGTTCATACTCTCAGGGTGTGATGCAGACGGTACAGGACAGCTATCGTGGTGTGGATGCCACAACGGGTCTCACAGTGAATGGCACTAGTGCAGGGGCCATCACATACGCTCCTGTGGTCGATGCTCTGGTTGATGAGATGAACGCTGCTGGTATCGTTGGGAATATCAAAGAGACGATCACTCCCGTCTATGACGAAACTGACGGTGTTCTCTACTTTGAGAAGATCATAAATCCAGACATCATCACTGATTTTGCACAGCCTTCGAGCAACCTTGCAATGATGCTGGGTGTCTGGGCTGGTCGTCAGGTTGAGGAGAAGTTTGCTCAAGAGTACAACCGTCTGTTGATCACAGAACTGAAGCGTATCTTTGATGAGCGTGGTCCTCGTGATGATGGTCTGTACACAGACATCTCTGACCCATCCATAAAGGATGCGGTCTACGCTGACTCATGGGCTGTGATCCCACCTAAGACGAAAGAGATCATTGCTGAGATCTTTGGTTCAGATGGTTTCCCAATCCGGAATGACATGATCAACCTAAGCGTGGGTTATCGTGAGCCTTCGATCACAGATGTGTGGAGCGGTAAGACTCGTTTCTCACCACAGATGTCTAAGACGATCCAGCAGGTTGCTGAAATTGCTCTGGGCAAGAGTGCTATGGTCAAGCTGTCTAAAGGTGAAGAGACTCTTCAGGGGGGCATCTCATACGTCAAAGACATCATCGTGGTGAAGTCTCTGGTCGTTCCTTACATGAACACTCAATCCAACGTGTTCCAGCTTCAAACCCGTGGTGTTGGGGTCAAGCGTACTATCAAAGGGTATCGTGACAAGTTCGTTGAGATCGACAAGTACAACGAGAATGTGCGTAAGGTGATCGCTCTTGAGACTGAGATGAAACTCAAGGCGAATGACAAGAACGCTGTGCGTCTTCTGCAAGACAAGCGTCAGGTTATTTGGGATGAAAATGCTCGGATGAGCGTTGCACCTATGATTGTTGCTGGTGCCTACAAGAACATCTCTGAGGGTATCACAGAGCTGGACGTTGAGCTGACAACAGGTGGTTTGGCTGATTGGATCGAGAGCAAGGTGAACACTCTTTCACCTAATCTACAGACAGCTGCTAAGTACGGTATGCTGTCCAAAGACACAGCTCTCTACCGTGGAGCCAACAAGATGACCCAGTACGGTGACTTCATTGCCAAGTCGATCTACTACGACTTCCTCACAAAGGAGAAGGGCAAGACAAACGCTGAAGCTCTGGCAATCATCAACGAGGAGTACATCAACTTCTCCGTGCTGCCGGGTCGTATGCGGTCAGGTCTGGAGGCTTCTGGTCTCACTTGGTTCATGTCCTATAAGATCCGGGTCATGAAAGTTGCTGGTCAGATGCTGCGTGAGAACCCAGCACGAGCCTTGGTCACAGCTTCTATGGGTGACATTGGTGGTACACCTATGGATAGTAACCTGCTCTCTAAGATCGCTGATGGGACCATCGACTATTCATTGGGCTTTGGTCAGGCACTGAGTGCTCTGGAACTCCACCCAACGAGTGTTGCCTTTGAAGAGATCACAGGCTGATAATAAAAAACCCCCCCAGTAATGGGGGGGTTCCTAGGAGGATCGAGCCGACTTGTCCCGATTATTGGAGGGTATTAGCCTCCTCACGAGTGAGCTGATAGCCCCCTATTTCTTGTTGGACCCAGAGTCTGTTGGCCCATCATCAGAGTAGTCGGTCATAATGAAGAAGTATCCTGCAACTGCCGTGAACAGTGTTAGAACGAATAATCCAATCGACACGATCACCCCGATGATGAAACCAACAACTGAGACAACGACTGACCCAATCGCAAAGAGGCCAATAACTGCCCCTATGCGAATGAGCAATTTAATCATCGTCGTCAAAGATCGAAGCTACCGCCGATTTCCCTTTGGAAGGGGTTTCGGTGGCTTCTTCATTATCAGTCTTGGAGGAATCCTCTGGGGATTCCTCGAAAGGGTTTGGCTTGGAGCTTTCACCTTTGGTGGATTCAGCTTTATCTTTGCCGTCGTCTTCTTCATCGTCGGCAAAGGGGTCTTTCTTTGGTGCAGCTTTCGTTGCTGTACTGTCAGTAGCTCCCTTCCCATCGCTATCAGACCCACCTTTATCAGGTACGGTATCATCAGCATCCTCCTTGGGCTTCGCTTTGGAGGCTGTACGACGAGTCGTAGTCTTGCGAGCTACGGGCTTCTTCTTCTCAGGGGTGTTGTCAGTCTCTTCAGACTCCCCAAACATCACTTCCGCATTGATCTCACCATCAGCAGTTGCTGACAGTTCAACCGAAGTTGCACCTTCAATACCTAGCTCAGTGAGGTAGGCATCTAGTGCGGATTGGATGTCGTCTTGGTCTAGCAAAACGCGCATCTTGGCGATTTCCTTCCTTGGTTCAATTTCAGTTATTGTTACGAGTACGTGCTCTTCGACGGCGAGACCGCCGAAACCAAAAGAGACAAAGTTGATGTGGTCATAATCGTCGTCGGGGATAGTCCCAGTCTCGGTTAGAGCGTCTGAGAAATACTTATCCACGATAGATCCGACGTTCATGACATCAAGTCTGCCTTTGGTTCTGGGACAGACATCGTAGTGAAGAGTGATCCTTCCCATAGGAGGGATCTCTTGCAACAGCTTTTCCGCAATCTTTTTGAAAGCGTTCTTCTGAGCACTCAGACTACGGAAGTGGAGGTTACGATAGATGTTCAGATTGAGTGCATGACTCTTCTTCTGAGAGGTACGGATCCTCATAGGAAGTCGAATTTGATACACTCGATGGGTCGGGCCTGAACAGGGTTGTTCCATCGTAACCCCCTCCAGAGGCATCCTCAAAGTTGATTAATCAAAGAGGTCGTTTGCCTTGGATTGTGCAGCGTCGGAGGCTTCTTTGTTGGCAGTACCACCACCAAACTCTTTGCCACCGCCACCTTTTTTGCCTTTGGCCTTGTTGTAGGTCTCGCCTTTGTTGCGATCCAACCAGGTTTTGGCGTAGTTGCCCATATCTTCAGGCATCTTGTTGATGGCCTTTAGCAGGTGGCCAGATGCGATAGTGTCCGTCAGCGACGAACCCAGCGAAGAGATGTACTGGTTCACTTCAGAGATCGTCACACGCTTGTCTTCAGGGAAAAACTTGATTATCTCGTTGATGTCTTTCACTTCACCAGTTGGCTCGTAGTCGTTCGTGCCTTCGACCTTCTTGGTCACGTCAACAATCTGACGCTGAAGTGCAACTTGCAGCTTCAAACCATGGAGTTCGGTGTAACAGTCAACTGACTGTGGCACTTCTTTCTTCGACTCAAAGTCATACAGCTTCACGACTTTCTCTTCGACATCGAGATCACCGATCTCTTTGCCAGTCAGGATCATGGCCAGAGCGTTCATCTGGACGAAGCCGGGTAGGTTCTTGATCTCACCAGTCTTCTTGTCCTTGAAGGTGACTTCACCTTGTTTGTTGGTCATCCACGTCTGACTGCGGAAGTCTTTGCCGTTGACGTTCATCAACAGAACCAGTGACATAGCACCGGAGTTTTGTGCTTTCTGCATATATGCAGTCTTGATCTCCGCAGGGTAGATGTCGGTGTCTTGAACACCACCACCACCAAGGAAGTCGTCTTCAACGGTATCTGGAGCTGCTTTAGCGCCTGCGAACATGTTCTTGGACATTGTTTGTCTTTCGTTAGGTTTTGGGTTGATTGTCGGTAGATGCTAAGTAGATTTTAGTCCGCGTAGTATTCCACCAGTCGGTCGATAACGAGCTGAACATCGTTTTCGATGAACGTCTCCTCATCAGTGAAAAGGTCGAATGGTGAACGAATACGGTCCCCCACTGTAGCCTTTGTAGTGCGGGTCTGGAAGACATGTTTGTATCCCAGATGACGATCACGCTCAGAGATGTTGAGCAGTTTGCCTTCTTCAGCTTCTTTCTCAATGTCTTTGATTGTGGCCTTCTTTGCAGAGATAACGGTCGTGAAGTAAGCCTCCAAACCATTCTGCTTCAATGCACCTTTAACGGGTACACTGTACTGCATCCGACCAGTCTCTTCGTTCAGCTCTGTCTTCTCATGACCCAGCATGATGGTGTGACCATCAAACTTGGATACATAATCGTACATCAGCGTCTTGAAGAACTGACCGTAAGCACCCCATTGAGCCATGGTGTTGGTTGAACCAACGACGTGAACTGACTCAAAGCGGTCCATCATGAACGACACTGTGTCGATGACGATGGTGTGGAACTTCCCCGGATTATCCAGAACTTTTTGGATAATGGTGAAGATTTCAAATGGATCATCAATCGTGATCCGCTTGAATTTGTTCTTGAATGGTAGTGGCTTACCACCATCCAAGTTCAAATAGAGTACCCCCTCATGCCCACGCATGTTGCGTAGACTGGAGGATTTACCTGCACTGGAGTCTCCAGAGATCAGGATGGATTTTGGACTTTCAACGGCAGTAGCCATTATTTGATCTCCTCCAGATCCCAGATCTTCTCTTCGTCACCGACTTTGCAGATGGGATCGAATTGCTTGGTATCAACCCAAGTCCCATCCTTATCAAAGACGAGGTGCCAGTAGGCAGAGTAGAAGATCACATGTGTAGATGGATCACCCATAGGTGTTTCCTTTCCTTGGTTCAGACTGCGTATTTCTGCGCAACCGATTTCAGAATAGTCTGGTCCACCTCATCTTTTTTGAGGGGTGATACAGACTGACTATTCAGAGCATGAACCTTCTGGGACAGCTCCTTGTAGTCCATACCTGCGTCCTTCAGCATCATAGCGAAATTTAGCAGGTTGTTGTTGCGGCTACCCACATCCATGTTGTTCAGGAACCAACGCTCAAGGTTGTCCAGACGTCCAAGGTCAGCAATGTTGCTGTGGTACTCGGTGTTCTGTTTCGTCTTTGGAATGAATGGTAGTACATCCAGAAGACGAGTTCCTTTGTGGATATAGACTTGGCTATTTTCTTGGGTCATCCATTTCTTCTCACGCTGGTTCGCAGCGTTGTCTGACTTGAACGGGAGCCAAAGCAGGAAGCTGTTCACAAACTCACGATAGTCATCCTTATCGAGTGACAGGATGTAGTTCATGGGCATGATCAGACGGAAGCGGTGCTCCTCATCTGTGTGACGTTTCGTGGTAGCAGTCATGTGCGTGTAGTCTTTCAGCATGTCATGGACGTGCTCAAGACGTGGACCTTTAGAGAGGACGTTACCTTCCTTGTCCCGCTCATGTCCATCGACATCAACGACGATCATGTTGAATGGATCAATCACGTTCTCACCTAGACGGTGATCGTTGACGAAGTGGTGATTACACCAGTGCATGTTGGGTGCTTTGACTAGCTTCTCTAACTTATGGAACGGACGTTCCTGAGCAGCATAGCCATTGGCAAAGTGATCAGAGCAACTGAATATCATTTTGTTGAGATCAGTTTCCTGAAGGCGTGAACCAGAGAAGAAGTCTACGCCCTGCTCAACACGTTTTTTGATGACCACATGGTTCCCGACACCCCACGCCATAGCCAGATCCATGATCTCCCGACGTGGACCCGTAGAGGATGGGTAGTACGGAAGATCTTCAACAAGATCGGCATGGGTGAGGTCGCCGGACGACTCTGAGATGTACTTCGCCAAACGGACAAAGTTACGCTCCCGGTTGAGTAGTTGCTGGAATGACTTCCCGCTTTCCTCTGCAACCCGGATAGCTTGATGCAGGTTCTTGATGGTGATGTCTGGGGACTTATCCAGAAAGGCATACACCCCTGCCAGCTTCAGAGCCTTGAAGTACCGGTGAGACATTTCTGCTTTACGGATCACCTCATGGTCAGGATAACCATTAGCTGTCGCTTCACAGAACAACCGATACGCGATCAGTTCTACACCTACCGCTTTAGGCATTTGTAGCTTCAGACCATAATACATAGGGTCCGCGAACTGCTCGATGTTTGCCTTCCAATTAGCAAGGGCCACCGAGCGGTTCTTGGATACCAGACCGTTGTACACATCTTCTGGATTGACGTTGGCAGAGTGGGTCTCTGGACGTCCAATACCAAAGAAGCAACGACGAGCGTACCCAGTCTCTAGGAAGGAGAAGAACTCCTCTTCGATCTTGGATCCGTCTAGCAGCTTCGAGGTCGTGCCAAACATGAGTGCGTTCGAAGGGGTCTCCCCTTGAATGTCGATACCACGCTCATTGTCCACGGTGTTCTTCACGAGTTTGGTCTTGATGCGACCTAGATCGTAAAGCTCCAGCAACACGTTAATGACTTCTGTGTTGCCTTGAAGGTTTGAACCAATCTCATCCATCTGGAAGTTGATTGCTCCAATAGACGATAGCAGCAGCTTATACCGTAGCTGCTTCACAGCTGGCCCAGTACCGCTATCGAAAATGAAAGGCGCGTGTCCTTGACGCTTGAAGTCTGCTTTCAGCAACTCCAATTCCTTGTCTTCATCTCCACCTTTGGTTGCAGCGATCTGCACAGCTTTATCAAATAGTGCCTTCTCAGCAATCATGGGGAAGATCTGCATAGAGA